CCGCAAAAGCCAAAGGTGTGTTCGTGATGTCGAACGCTCTCCTCTTGGCCAGAGCCTGCCTCTTGACGCCGTGCCCGGGCGTCCAAAGCAACAGCCTCTTTGCCAGTAGATGCTCCGCACACTCCCGACAGTTGGCCATCCCTCTCCTGTGAGCTTTCAGCAGTGCCGTAAAGTATTCGGTATCTCGTGCAGCTTTGCCTTTGAATCCGCTCCCCCCCAACTCAGGCTTCTTCCAAAGTATTGTTTTGCACATTCGTGAGGGGAAACCCCACGCACCTTCGGGACCATTGATCTCATGCAGATAGTCATAACGCTCGTTGGACACCCACGTCTTTTCGCCATTCACCAACAACCCGTATTTTGCATAGCCATCAGACCAGTCCAGTCCTGTCGTCCACTTATGAGTGAACAGCACAGCGTCATCACCTTGAAACCTGCCGTCCAACACTTCGACTCCCAAGTCATCTGCCACCACCATAGCCTCGGCGTAATTGATTATTGAGTCCAGGATCGCTGTTAGATACAAACCGCTCGGAACACCTCTCTTCCATGGTATCCGGGTCTCCACACCCTTGGCATCCTTAAAGATGGTCACTGCGTTGTCGAATGCATCCAATTCAATCTCCGCTAGTCTCTCCAGCTCCGGCTTCAGATCTTCGCGCGCATTCTCGACACCTTTTCTGAACAACGCCGCCATGGCATAGCGGACCGCCTCTTTCCTCTGGCTCATATCAAACGTGCTCTGATCCAATGACACTGCTTGTATCTTAGGGTCGGCATTCAGTTTCGACAACGATCTACGTGACTCCTCCTTCGCAGTCGGGTTTAAGCCTAGGGTGGTCCAGAGCTTGTTGCCGTTGTAGTCCTTCATCATCACCTTGTCCAGATAGGAACAGCGTCTGTACGACCTAGAATCAGCAGCAACGACCCCTCTGGCACGAGCTGGCTCGTCCTGTTTCGTAAATGGACACAATGTCATAGCGTGCGGCGTCAATGCCGCTGTCACCAGCTCGTCCGGCCCCATGCCCAAACAACTGGCGAACTTGCCTTTGAGTACTTTCCTCTTCCAGTGCTTTCCCCCAACTGGCCCAGCCTGAGCCAAAGGTACATCACGCATCTGCATCTCGAGACCCGTACCTTCAGAGCAGGCGCCTGGCAGCGCCCACATGTCGCGGAACTCCATGAACTGTCGGAAGCTTATTTGGTCCTCATGTTTTCTGAAAGTAATGAATTCAACGCATTCGTCCACTCTCTTCTCCATCCTTTTAGTCCACAATATCTCCCTCCCGTCTTCATCTAAGATCTGAGCTTTCATCTCCTCGAACACGTCGGCTCTATTCGGGGTGCAGTCGTACCCTCCCA